CCCACATACAAAGCCAACCGTAAGACCAAGCTTAAGCCTCTCTGTTATGCGGAGGTTGTGGATTACCTTAAGACGTTCTTCGGAGCTCATTCTGTTCCTAAGCTTGAAGGTGACGATATGCTCAGTCTTTTCACAAGCTATGACCAGACGATTGAAGGTGTAAACTCGGTGCTTGTGACCATTGATAAAGACCTCAAGCAAGTCCCTAACACTTGGATTTACGACTTTGTAAAAGACGAATGGTTCTGGACTGGAGACGAAGCTGAGGCTGAACGATTCCATGCCTACCAGACGCTCAAAGGAGACCTTACAGACGGTTATTCTGGATGCCCTAAGGTTGGTGAGGTAAAAGCTTGGAAGCTCGTTGAGGGGCTTTCTGGTAAGGAATTGTGGGACACTGTGATTGAACAGTACAAGAAGGCAGGTAAGGACTATGATTACTTTCTGACACAGGCCAGACTTGCCAAGATGTTGACAGGAAAAGAATACGACTGTAAACTATCGAAAGTCAGACTTTGGACTCCTCCTAAGGACTGACAACGAACTACTTAATAAGGAACTTAGCAAATGCTTAGTAAGAACGTGAAACAGGATTTTGACAACTACGATTATCTCTGCTCTGCCTACGGTAAAGGACTTGTGGATGAAGAGCTCCGACTTGAACTTGAAAGCCAGAAGATCGGACATGACAAGTTCATGAAGAAGGTACAGGGTGTGTCTCACTCTGGCTCTCTTGCAGGTACTAAGGCCATCATCCTTGAAGAGTGTGTCGGCAACATGGTTAAAGCTCTTGTTAAGTTCTACAACGATGCTGACTCTGGTAAAGCAGGTAAAAGACACAAGTTGGTCTCTGTCATCCGTGAGTTAGAACCTGAGATGGTAGCCATGGTTACAGCTCAGACCGTACTCACGAACAGCCACGAGTTTACTACTCTTAATGCTCTGGCTGTTCAGGTCGGTAAAGCAATTGATGAAGAGATGCGCTATGCAAGAATCATGGAGGCTATCCCTGAGTGTGACCGTAAGGGCTTCTTGGAAGAACTTAAGAAGCGTAACGGTATGCGCTACAAGAAAGCCTTTATGGTAGCTAAAGAAAAGTCCCTCAACGAAGACGGTAAGATTGAACGTTGGGAGCTCCTTAGCCGTACCGAATGTGCAAACGTTGGGGTTAAGCTTATTGAACTCCTTTGTTATTCCACTGGTATCGGATACCTTGAGAAAGTCCACAACTCCGAAGGAGACTTTCATTATATGTTCTGTCTTGATAAAGACCTTGTGTCCTACATCGACCAGAACAACGAGGAATTAGCCCAGATGTGCTTCTACTACCGTCCCATGGTCATCCCTCCTAAGCCTTGGAATGATATCTTTGACGGTGGTTACTATATGCATCTCAAGCGTCCACTTAAGTTTGTCAGAACTACTGCAAGTGAACTTAAGGAGCTCTATGGTGACCTTGAGATGCCCGAAGTCTACAACGCAGTTAACACCATTCAGGCTACAGCTTGGAGAATCAACCGTAAGGTTCTGGATGTAGTCAATGAAGTAGCTTCTTGGCAGGTCATCCCTGAAGGTCTTAATATTGCCTCCAAAGAGCCTCAGGAACGTCCGATTAAGCCTGAAGACATCGACACTAACGATATCGCTAAGAAAGACTGGAAGAAAAAGACCCTGTATTACTTCCAGATGGAAAACACCCGTAAAGGCAAGAGAATCAAAGTAAACCTTGATCTTGCCACAGCTAACCTTTATAAGGACTATGGAGCTATCTACTTTCCTCACAATCTGGACTTCAGAGGACGCATTTATCCTGTGACAACTTTCAGTCCTCAGGGTAACGACCTTTGCAAGGGTCTCCTTGAGTTCTCCGAAGGTGTTGAGATCGGAGATGAAGGAGCTAAGTGGTTGGCTATGCACGGAGCTAACTGTTACGGTCTTGATAAAGCCCCTCTGGTTGACCGTCTGGCTTGGGTCTATGACAACGCAGAGCTTATCCAGAAGATCGCTGAAGACCCTGTAGGCAACATCGAGCTCTGGCAGGATTCCGACTCTCCTTGGTGCTTCTTGGCTTTCTGCTTTGACTGGACTGAGTACTTAACCAAAGGTACAACCCATATGTCTCATATTGCTGTAGCCTTTGACGGTTCTTGTTCTGGTATTCAGCACTTCTCGGCCATGCTCCGTGATGAAATCGGAGGTAAGGCTGTTAACCTGACTCCTACTGACTCTGTTCAGGACATCTACAAACTTGTCTCTGATGAAGTCCAGAAGAGAGTAGAGAAAGATGCCAATGAAGGCACTATGGATGTCATTAAGACAGATAAGGACGGTAAGGAATACCTTGAAAAAGGTACTATGTCTATGGCTCGTGAATGGCTTCAACCGTAAGGTTACAAAGCGTTCTGTCATGACTCTTGCCTATGGTTCTAAGCAGTACGGATTCTCTAATCAGGTACTTGAAGACACCATTCTTCCTGCCCTTCAGCATGACATGTTGGCTTTCTCTAAGCCTAACCAGTCTGCAAGATACATGGCTAAGCACATCTGGGACTCTGTGGCTGTAGTCGTAGTTAAAGCAGTAGAGGCTATGGACTGGCTTCAGGAGGTCTCCAGTCTCTTGGCTAAGGACAAAGACATCAACGGTAATCATCTGCCTACAACTTGGGTTACTCCTGCGGGATTCCTTGTAAGACAGAGATACATGAAGACTAACCCCAAGAGAATCAAGAGCATCCTCCGAGGTGACCTTGTGATCCGACAGGGTGAGGACTTGGAAGTCAAACATGAAGGAGACATCCTGACTCTTTCTGTTAACATTCCTGATCCCTCCGTGTTGGACTCCAGAAAACAGAGACAGGGCATTGCTCCTAACTTTGTTCACTCTCTGGATGCCTCTCACCTGATGCTTACAGTTAACAAGTGTCACTCCTATGGTATTGACTCATTCGCTATGATCCATGACTCCTACGGGACTCATGCAGGTAAAGCAGGACTTCTGTTTACGACTGTCAGAGAGGTCTTTGTTCAGACTTACACAGACCATGATGTCCTTCAGGAGCTCTATGAGCAGGTACATCAGCAGTTGTCCCAGAAGCTCTGTGAGAAGCTTCCTGTCCCTCCTAAGAAAGGTACTCTGGACTTGGAACAGGTCAAGCAAAGTCTCTATGCTTTTGCTTAACACTAACACTAACACTCATTAAGTAAGACTCACTGGTTAACTCCAGTGGGTCTTTTTTGTTATCTAATAGTTAAACATTTAACTATCTCATGAGAGGCTTCATTAAAGGATAAATAATATAATCTACACTATAGGAGAAACAGAAGGTAGACAATAAAATCTACACTATAGGAGAAAAGAAAAGAGAGAACTAAAGGTTATACTTTAAGTTAAACATTAAGTTTAGTCTATAGTTTTATCTTATACTATTACTTTAATATAACCTTATATAAGTCTATACATTAAGTAAGACATAAGGTTAACTAACAGTCTAACTAAGACATAAAAGGAGTTTATTATGACTGAAAAGAACAAATCCATTAAACTTGTCTCCCCTAAAGGGCTTGCACAGTTCCCGTGGATTCAGAAAGCTGACACTAAGTTTGACGCTGATGGTGTCTATAGTGTCACTATTAAATGTGAAGATTCTGAACAGGTACAGAAGTTCATTGCTAAGTTGGAAGACATCCGTGATTCTTTCTATGACCAAGACGAAGGCGTACAGAAAGCCCTTAAGACTCGTAAAGCAGTGAACAAAGCTGATGTCTGTGAATATGATGAAGAAGGTAATGTCTACTTCAAGTTCAAACAGAAAGCCAAACTTAAGTCCAAGACTGGTGACATCATTGATGTAACTGTTCCTGTCTTTGATGCCAAAGCTAAGCCTATGGATGAACTTATCGGAAGAGACAGCCTCATTAAGGTAGCTACTACTGTCTTCCCTTACTTCATGCAGACAACAAAGACTGTAGGTCTGTCTCTTAAGCTTACCGCAGTGCAGGTCATTGAACTTAAGTCCCCCTCTTCTGGTGGCTCTGGTTCTGGCTTTGGCTTTGAAGAAGAAGAAGGATTCACTCATGAAGAAGGAGCTAAAGCTTCTACTCCTTTCGATGATGAGGATGAACCTGAAGAAGAAGAAAACGTTGACTTCTAATCATGGCTACACGTAAGGCTTGCTACAGTGTCCGCAGAAGACATGACACAGGTACTTACAGGTCAGGACTTGAAGTTGCTCTTGCTAACGCTTTAGCTGACAGGGGTATTAATGGTCACTACGAGGAGTACTACATTACTTATGTAAAACCTGAGTCAAACCATAAGTATACCCCTGATTTTGTCCTGCCTAACGGTATCGTAATAGAGTCCAAAGGAGTCTGGGATTCCGATGACAGGAAGAAACATTTATTAATCAAGGAGCAGTACCCAGAGTTGGACATTAGGTTCATCTTCAGTCGCTCCAAAACACCTTTATACAAAGGATCTAAAACAACTTATGCCTCTTTCTGTGAAGCACATGGAATTAAATATGCAGACAAAACTATTCCTGAAGACTGGTTCAAAGAAGACAAAAGACCCGCAGGGAGGTACTTAAACAAACATATAAGGAAACAACAAAAATGATTGAAAAACCGTACATCGAGGAGTTTAAAACATTTGCTCAACTTAAGAAACGCACAGTGACCGACAAGATTGTAGTCCACTGCTCTGCAACTCAGTGTCTTGACAAGTATGACCGCAAGACAATCGAACAGATGCACAGACAGAACGGATGGACTACCATCGGTTATCACTTTGTCATCAAAAAGGACGGGACTATTCAGGAGGGACGGCCATTAGATACTGTTGGTGCACACGTAAAAGGAGAAAACAGCCATACCGTAGGTGTCTGCCTTATTGGTGGAACAGACGCTAAAGGAAAGTCTGTATTCAACTATTCGGATGAACAGATGGTATCCCTTAAGCTTCTTCTTGATTGGCTTCGTAGCGTGTATTTAAACGTTCCTGTGTGCGGTCACAGAGACTTTAAAGGTGTAGCTAAGGATTGCCCCTGCTTTGACGTAGAAATGTGGTATGAACCTAAAGCTACATACGTTGTGTACGACCACAAGAAAGGCTTTAAGTCTCTGCTGTCCCAAGTTGACTTCCTGAGAGCCAACAACGGACAGACCGAGTTTGAAGATGGTGATATTGTACGTATTGAATAAAATCTACACTATAGGTAAGAGCAATATGATCATAAGACTTATTCCTTACCTTGTGTGCCTCCTTATAGGTGCTTCATTAAGTTCTGTATGGCATTCCTATCAGGAGTCCAAAGAGAACCTGAAGTACCTTGAGGAGAAAGCTAAGATTCTCAATGAACACAAGGATAAAATCAACACTATAGAGAAAGAGAAAAATGAAACCATTTCATCCCTTCTTGCTGAGCTTGAACGGGTTAATGCTACTAATGATACTCTGCGTGATGACTCTCAGCGGTTGCAGTACAAACTTCAAGAAGCCTCAGACAGACTGTCCAAAGGTGGAAATAATGATTCCTGCAAACCTACTAGAGAAACACTCGCCAAATGCTACAGAAATCTCAAAGAAGGAACAAAACTTTTACAAGAAAGTAACAGAGTCCTTAGAGACAACGCAGTAAAACACGACAAACTTGTTGACCTAGTAAACACATACATTAAGGAAACACAAAATGACACAGCGGATAAAGGAAGAACTTCACCGTAAATTCAACCCTGAAGACACATACAAAGGAGAGCAGGAGGTTAATCCTGATTCTCTCATGTGGGAGTATGGCGACCTTTATGATGAACCTTACGAAGAGGAAGAGGACGATATTGAGAACCTTGATCGTGAGTCCTATCGTGCCTATAAAGACGCAGAACGTGACATTTCAAGACACAAACACTGGTAACTAGGAGAGAGATACCATGGATATTACACAGAACATTACAACGTATGAACAGGGACTTGCCACAGCTACAGTCCTTAATCTCAGCTATGGGGAGATCGTAACGTTTGAACTTAAGTACCCCCGTTACATTCACTCGGAGTTCATGACTCACCGTATGTTCTCCAGAAACGCTCAGTCATCCAGAGCTACCCCTATTGATATTCTTCAGCAGGACGTACTGGATGATCCTGTTGTTCCCCTTGAGGTTTACAAGAACTGTAAAGGTATGGCAGGTAAAGAACAGGTTGACCCCGAGAATTACGACTACTTTGTTACTCTCTGGTTGGACGCGCTGTATCAGGTCAGTGATGTGGTTGACGCGATGAAGGACACAGGTATCCACAAACAGCACATTAACCGTTTGTTAGAACCTTTCAGTTACATTAAGGTAATCTGCACGACAACCATGGAAGCTTTGGAGCACTTCTTCTATCTCCGAATTCAGCCTGACGCACAGCCTGAAATCAGAGACCTTGCATATGCCATGGAACAGGCTGTCAGCAGACATATCGAGACATACGGTCTTATCAAGAGTGCTTATCACATTCCTTATGTTGATAAACCTGCAAGTGACAGTACAGAAGATGTAATCCTTGCAATGCTTAAGTCAGCCGCAAGATGTGCCCGAGTGTCCTACCTTAAGTTTGACGGTAAGATTCCCTCGGAACAGGATGACCTTAAGTTAGCCCTTCAGCTTCTTGAAAATGGTCATATGTCCCCGTTTGAACATCAGGCTTGCCGAGTAGACGACTGTGAAGAACCTCTGGAATATTATGCGAATCTTCAGGGTTGGCAGTCGTTCCGTTACATGCTTGAAACTTATGATGCTTATTACGATTTATGCGTGGAAATCCTAGAGAAGAACCTTCAACCTTCTTAAGGCATATCCCTTGTCCTAGGTGTGGCTCATCAGATGCAAACTCATTGTTCTCTGATGGTCACACTTATTGTTACTCTTGTAACACTTACTCTAGGGCTGAAGGTGATGCAGTTGAAGAACCTAAAACACGAGTTATTCAGAAAATGAAAGACACTATTCCGTTCAGCGAATTATCCTATGAACCCTTAGGGGTAAGATGTATTAGAGAAGAGACTTGTAAAAAGTTCTCTTATATGGTTGGCAGAATTAACGGTAAGCCCTGTCAGGTAGCCAATTACTACAACGACAAAGGTGAACTTACAGGTCAGAAACTGAGATTCCCAGACAAAACATTTGCAGTCCGTGGTCACATTACGGATTCTCTCTATGGTCAGCACTTATGGTCTGGCGGTAAGAAACTTATTATTACTGAAGGTGAGATCGACTGTCTCTCTGTGAGTCAGATTCAGAACAACCAGTATCCAGTAGTTTCTGTACCTAACGGAGCTCAGGGTGCTAAGAAGGTACTTGAGAAGAACTTAGAGTATCTTGCAAAGTTCGATGAAGTCATCCTTATGTTTGACATGGACGATGCAGGACGCAAAGCCATTGAGGAATGCGCTAAGATTCTTCCTGTAGGTAAAGCTTTTATAGCTAATCTTCCCTGTAAAGACCCTAATGACTGTCTGAAAGAAGGTAAAACCAAAGAGCTTATTTCAGCTATCTGGAATGCCAAACCTTACAGACCTGACGGGATCGTTGCAGGTACAGAACTTGAGAACAAATGTGTCCACGAGTTACTTAATATCACAGACTGTGTTCAGTATCCATGGACATCCTTACAAAACAAAACACGAGGAATAAGACATGGTGAACTTATCGTACTCACCTCTGGCTCAGGGATGGGTAAATCAACTATTATGCGTGAGCTTGAGTATTATCTTGGTGTTGTACTTGGCGAGAAGTGCGGTATTGTGGCTCTTGAAGAAAGTACACAAAAGACAGGACTTGAGTTAATGAGTATTCACCTCAATAAGCGTATCTCTTTAGACCCAGAAGGGACAACTGAAGATGAACGCCTTGAGGCTTTTAAGAAAACAGTAGGCAATGGCAACTTTTATTTGTATGATCATTTTGGGTCTCTGGATAGCGACAATCTGCTGTCTAAGCTTAGATACATGGCGGTCGGACTCGGATGCAAACGCATATTTCTGGATCACATTTCCATTGTGGTCAGTGGCATGGATTCTGACGCTGATGGTGGTGAGAGAAAGTGTATAGACAAACTCATGACTAACCTTAGGTCATTCGTAGAAGAAACAGGAGTTACACTCTATGTTATCTCTCACTTGAAGAGACCTGAAGGTAAGGGACATGAAGAAGGCGGACAGGTTTCTCTGGCTCAGCTCAGAGGTTCTGGAGGTATCGCCCAGTTGTCTGACATGGTGATCGGACTTGAACGTAATCAGCAGGGAGACAACCCGAATGTGTTAACATTAAGAGTCCTTAAGAACCGATTCTCAGGTGAAACTGGGGTTAGTGGTCACTTACTTTATGATGTAAACACAGGCAGACTCAAAGACTATGAGGACTGCCCATTTGATAACGAGGAATTTTAAAACATGACTAAAGCATTATTGTGCAGAGACACGGTAAAGAAGTATTTAGCATTTGATATTGAAACAGACGGTTTACTTGATAAGCTGACTAAGTTTCATGTAGGAGTAATTTATGACAGTGAAACACAGACTTACACTAGGTACACGGAAGTTTCTGCATTTAATAATGCTCTTTGTCGTGGGGTTAGTAATGGGTATTATCTTGTTGCCCATAATGGTATTAAGTTTGACGTACCTGCCCTTTGTTCTCTTGTGGGCGGGACTCCTGTATATTTTGAGTCTGAGAAAGTAATAGACACATTAGTACTTGGACGACTCATTTATTCAAACATTGAGACATCCGATGTTAA